TTTTTCTAGTCTCTTGCAAATAGTTTGTCTATCTGCCTTGATAGCTTCTATCATATAGAAATGCACAGTTTTTTCAATAGCTTCTTTAAAAGCTTTTGATTGTTCTGCAAAAGGTGAACTATCTGATATTGATATTATTTTGCTCATACATTTATCAACAAAATACTCAGGCTTATGTCCACCTTCATCAGAAGTATAAACCTTAACACTACCTAATTGAAATTTTTTGGTTGGTAACATTAATATTCCTTAGGTTCTGGTGGTTGTGGGACATCATCATGTCTGCCTCTTAAATAGCTTTGTACCACTGGTTTTTCGGTGGGCAAGCTAGACCTTTTTGCTACTTCAAATCTTTCACCATCGGATAAGATAACCAATGGGTCATCTAGTCGATGATAACCATAGAGTTTCTCTTCGGCAGGCACATCGCTATCCATTAATGAGCAATCAGCAGAAATATCTACCTTAATGCCTTTTTCTAAACATTTAGCAATCCAGAACTCAACACAAGCACGGCCAGCTTCGGCAAAGTTAATATTGCCTCTGTATGTGTAATCGCAACCAAAGAAACTAATTTGTTTGGCATTGCCGACATAAGCGTAAGCTACAGCATAAGCAACTGTGTTATTAAAGTAATGACATACCGTTTTTGATATAACTTCTTTTAAAGGATAGAGTTGTAAATTTTTTACTCTTTTATCTTCTTCGCAAGTAATTATTGGACAATCATCCCAACAACCATCCATTAGAATTCTAGTCATAGCTTTGGCTTGATTGCCAGTAACGTCAGAGTCTAAAAATCTTGATGGTGGGTCTAACATAAATAGACGGTCACATTTATAAGCAGCTGCTGCGGCATTAATGCACCAAGTTTCGTGGTATTGAATTCCATGCTGTAAAGCCATGGCATAGTATTTTTGCGTGTGACCTAAACCAATAATCGCAATGGATTTACCAGTTAAGTCGGGGACTACGTTGTTTGTGTTCTGAGCCTGTCGTAACGATACTCGTCCTTTGTTCCCCTTGCTTCGGCTTCGTTCTTTAGTCTTGATAGTTCCTCCAAATATCTATCGTTATATAACTTCAATAAATCCGGTTCACCTTTTAGAAACGTATATGCTTCAAAAAGCGAGCCGTACAGTAAAGCGTTTCTTGCATTATTTGAAAGCCAAGTGCCACCTGTTGCTGATGTTAAGCTTTGAGGCTTATAAAAATAATGTAATTCCACATTATAATCACTGTCTGGTACGGGAGCAACTGTTATAGTTGAATCATTTTCAGAGCTTTGATAACCTGCATCAAAATCCGCATAATATTTTGGCAAGCCACGCAATGTTGCATCTGTAGTATCTTCAATATAATCATTGATAAAAGTAGGATGCTTTTTTTGTAAAAATTTATAATCACCGTTGGAATCTATTACTGCCAAAGAGAATGTCAAAATGTAATCAGAAGGAGCCGAAAGAAATCGGTTTCCTGTTGTTAAATTACCTGTTACGTTTTTTCTAAAGACGTTGAGTTGAACTTCTCTAAGGATTCTGTCTTCAGCACTTATAATAATATCATCAAGAGTGTTTGTGAAGGTTGTTTCGGTAGATTCACAAAAGTTTTGTATTAAAGTTTTAAGTTCTGCTAATGTCATTCTGTTGTTACTGTAATTGTTCCTAGGCTTGATTGTACCTCATATCCATAAAATGAAAAACCAATATCATCAAGGTTTGTAAATACACGACCTAGATTGGCTTCTTTGTCGGTATCTGGTCTTGGCTCATAAAGTGCTACTGGGTCGGCACCAACGTCATTAAGTTCAAGTTGTGGATGTTTTGGTTCATAGCATTCATAACAAACTTTAAAACCTGTCCACTCTTTTTGTAATTCGTGTAAATGATATTTGAAACCGCAACGGTCACATAATCCTTTAGCGTACTTGCCAGCCGCATATGCCATTATGGACTCCTTTGTCTTCTGGTATCAGGACGGATACGGAAGCTATTTCTTGGTTCGTCTTGGTCTGCTGCTCTTTGGAACTCCTCTTCATAGATTGCTTTTAAAAACTGCATTCTTTCTGGAGCTCTTTTTTGTGCTATGTAATATGCTAATCCAGCAGCTAAACAAGGATAAAATCTAAATGGTAATTGCAACGTATCTCTATTGGAATCAACATCATCCATACGCATTAATCTGTTAACTACCAATTTATCTGTTGAATCGTCTGGTGTTGGATAGACATAAATTTTTGGTGTTATTTGTTTGTCAACGAAATATTGCGATGGCCTAGCTTGTTCTGACTTATTAGGAATATGTAAATATTCAGCACGACCTATACGACTTATTTGTATGTCTGTGTTGGTTGAGTTATTAACTTCTCTAACAACAACGTCTAATACATCAATTACTGCTGTAGGATTGGTACTGTCTAAATCATAGGATGCAGTGCCTGCGACCAAATCTATGGTGGTTTGGCTTACTGTCCATTGGTTAAGACCTCTATTGGCCCATTCAGCTAATAATAAATTTAAAGAACGTCTAGCGGAATCAAGGTCGTAGCCAGTCCTGAGCTCAAGACCACAACGCTCAAATGCTTCTTCTATATAATCAGTTACTTCTAATTCGAAGTTTTTGCTGCCCGATACTGCCATTTATTATTTACGTTTTTTTGCTGAACCGCCTTTCTTAAGCTTCAGCATACCGCCGCCACGTTTTTTGTTGCTTCTCATTTTGCCACGACTTTTCATAATTTGCTCCTATCTGTATTTAGTTTGCTTTCTGCGGCCAGCCATCACAGCACCGCAACCTTTATGATACTTTTTCTTTTCGCCATTTACTATACCACCAGTTTTCATGTAACCCATTTTGTTACGCACTTTCTTTGGTAGCTTGGCTAGACCTTTGTTTTTCTTTGGGACTGGTTTTAAACTCATTTCTTTTTTCCTCCTCTTAATAAATCTTTATCGGCTTTTCTAGCTCCTCCTTTTCCTGTCGCAAAACTTCTTACTCTGCCACAACCCCAAGATTGTGGTGTTTGGCCGGGTCTTGACCCAGATGAATAATAAGCACCCATGCCACGTTTGTACACCTTCATTAATGTTGAAGTTGATTTACCAGAACTCTTGGCATACTTTTTAACACAAGCTGGTGTCTTGGATGCAGAGCCACCTTTTTTGTATTTATCTTTGGCTCTTTCTTTGGCAATCTTATCCATTTCTGCACCAGATAATTTGCCTGCTTTGTATTTAGCAGATATTTTTTTTATTTCTGCTCGTCTTTTTTTTGCTTTAGAAGCTGAAAGACCTGCTGTGTATTTTTTTGGTACACCGCCTGTTTTGGGTACTTTTTTAAATTTTCTAGTCATGGTCCAAATCTATATCAATTGCATCTTGTATTGAATCCATCATTTCTTTAGGAATAGCAATATCTACGTCTTGCAATAAAGCTTGAACGGTTGGGTTCAAGTCTTCAATTTGCATATCTAATACTGCTTCAAATATATCTCGATATTGTTCTCTAGGCAGCCAATTTGTGCCTCTTTGGCTTCTTTTTTTGCAATCAAAACGCCAAGCTTCATCTAATTGTTTTTCTGTATATAAAAGCATATTACCATTTTTTACAAGACCAATATCTTGCTGTGAATTTATCTTTGGCTGTAGCACACTTATGTCTAGCCCTAAATGATTTTCTTCTAGCTGGTTGGTCTTTTTTAATTGTCATATTGGCATCGCCAAAACGTATTAATTTTACTTCATTGCCTTTTTTTGCTAATACAGCAAATTTCTTACCACCTTGTCTGTCTCTTTTTGGTTTGTTGTAACCAGAAAAAGTTTCACCACGATATTTTAATTTACCGCTTGGTGTTCTTTTAACATTTTTTGTTGTTGCCATTAAGAACCATCTCCTGCATTTCGTATTAAAACAATATCTAAAGCAGCAGAAACGGTAACTGTTCCTCCTGCCGAGTCTGCTTGAGCTCTAATTTCTATATCTGTTTTTTCAGTAAATTTTAAAGCATAAGGGTATGGAATTGTGCTATATCCTTCGCTTGATAAAACTCTGTCTTTTACATTAAAAACTCCGCCAAAAGGTCTGGCTACTAAACTTAAAATTGCGAATTTACCTGCCGAAGAAGATGCCGATACATCTTTTTGAGTAATATAACCAGTATAGCCTCTGGGTATGGTATAGGTCATCATTAGAGTTTGATTGTCGCCTATACCTACTGTAGCGTATTTGTTGGTAGGCACTCCACCTGAAGGTGTTGCTTCTGTTCCCACATATAAAACACCAGCATTACCACCGCCAGTCCCAGCAGTATTAACTATAATTCTATTAACTCTAAACCAAGTGCTGCCATTTAATTCAACACCTGTTTGACCATCTAAACTTACAGTTTCTGTTTTTTCATCAAAATTATTATCTAAACCAGATACTGTTACAGTTCTTGCACCAGTACCTGCTGCTGTATCATTAGCAGAAGAGCTAGATATATAAAGAGTTGAAGCTGAACTTAAATATGAATATAAACCACCTTGAAGCCATACGGTTGCTAAAGTGGTATCTACAGCAGAATTAAAACCAAATTTGTGTACGGGTTCGTGATAAGAAATCTGACCCCTTGAGACTTGAAGCTCAAAGGGTTCAGAAGTTCCTACTCGTGAAATCGAGGAGATTTCAGCACGATTAGCCATACTTCTTCACTAATTCAAGAATTACCGTATAAGTATCTCCTGAACTAGCTCCAATAGTAGAAAAGTCTATGTCTCCAGTTTTTCCTGAACCTGCATTATTAGGAATACCCGTAAAGCTAGAATAGTCGTGATAACCATTTGAATCTGGTGATAAACCAATGGCTAAAACATTGGCTGTGGCATCAAATTCAAGCTCTACGCCCATACCTACGCATTGCCACCAAATTCTATTGATGGCAACACTTGAACAAGCTTGTCCTTTAACATCTGCTGCTAAAGCTGAAACGTCAACTTTCTTAACGGCACTTTCTCCTGTTCCATCACTAATATTGGTAAATTTCAAAACAGCAAGTCTTTCACCGTCTTGAATGGTTTGTGATGTTACTACGTCTGCCATTTATCCTCCTATTACTGGTCAGCAAATGCTGGAGCTGTTGCTCCTGTTACGGAACCCCATACATACCAGTTAGTGCTATCTTTAGCTACTACATTAATTACTGCAGAACCGGGAACGTTTACTTGTAATTTACTGTTTGAGTTGCCATCTGAAAAAACTACAGAAGCTGCTCCATCATCGGTATCATTAAAAGCTACGTTACCAATAAAATAATTGGTATCTGAACCTGAGTCTATAATAAAATCAGTTGCATCTGCAGCTAAACCACCATAAACAAATTGAAAGCTTGAACCAGCTACTGGGCTAGGCAATGAATAAGTATTGTCTTGACCACCATCTGGTACGATTAATACACGACCACTGTGAACAGCGTTTGTTAAAGATACATTACCATC